GGGCGGGGCGCGGCATCTGCTACAGGCGGGCGGGGCGCGGCATCTGCTACAGGCGATTATGGCGCGGCATCTGCTACAGGCGAGGAAAGCGTTGCTGCTGCGCTCGGCATTGATAGTAAAGCTAAAGGTGCTTTAGGATGCTGGATTGTGATTGCAGAATGGGAAAGAGACGAGGAATTTAACTGGCATCGTAAAGATGTGCAGTGCTTTAAAGTTGACGGTAAAAACATCAAGCCTAACATCTGGTACAAGCTGAAAAACGGCAAGCTTGTGGAGGTCGACGAATGACTAGCTTCTGGGGGCATCAAGATAACCCCTTCCCGCCTGCCGAGCCCCGCCGCCCCCGCTGCCCTGTATGCGGTGAGGATTGCGAAACTATCTACTTTATCCCCTTGAAATTCGGAACGCAAATCATCGGCTGTGATATGTGTTATAACCCCGACGACTTCCCAGACGAGGACGTCCAAGAGGACGACCCCTGGGAAGATTGCCGCTGTATGGAGGACTACTAAAATGACCATTGACGACATCAGCGCCCTGAAACAGGCTCACGCACTTTTGAAGGGCCGGCATATTGCCGAGTTCATCCCCACTAGAAAGGGCATCAGCGCTTGCTATTTCAACGCCGTGCAGGCTGCACGGCGCATCTATTCCGAGAGCATCGGCGCATTTGTACCGCTTTTCGCAAAACATGAATACGGCCTGAACAGCACCTATTTTCTGGCAGACGGTATTCCGATCTACTTCTATGACCTAAAAACCCGCAAGCCATGCACCACTCCGCCGCCAGCTGCCTGCTACCGCATCCACCTCACCACCCCCGACCCGGAAGGAGAAGCAATCTAATGAGCATCTATGAAACCCTGTCCAACATTCAAGTGGAACTCAAAGCCCCCAAGAACCTCTACAACTCGTTCGGTAAATATAAGTACCGCAACGCGGAAAGCATTCTCGAGGCCGCCAAGCCTCTTTGCGCCAAGCATGGCTGCACACTGACCGTCTCGGATGAAGTCATTCTCATCGGCAGCCGGTACTACATCAAGGCCACCGCCACAGTGCAGGATAAGGACGGCAACGCCGCCAGCACCACCGCCCTTGCCCGCGAAGATGAAACCAAGAAAGGCATGGACGGCGCGCAGATCACCGGCACGGCATCCAGCTACGCCCGCAAATACGCCCTGAACGGCTTGTTCTGCATCGACGACACCAAAGACCCCGACAGCGACGAATACCACAACCAGACCGCCGCCGAGCCACAGCGCGACACCAACGCAGCCGCCGCCCGCCTCGCCGCCCGCGCCGAGTGCCAGCGTGCTGTAAAATCCTACTGCCAGAAGAACAACGCCGATGAAGCTGACGCGTGGAAACTCATCGCCGACACCATCGGCAAGCCCTCTAAGGACTTCACCGCAGAGGACTGGAAGCAGGGCCAGCAGATTGCAGAGGCGTGGAAATGAAGCAGCAAATAGCCATAAAGGCAGCCGTCGTTATCGGCAACACAATCACGCTGGAATGTTCCCCGGCTGACTGTGATAAAGCCCGCGCCGTCATTGACGAGGGCAAGCCCCTTGCCGCCGTCATCGGCACAGCCTCACAAAAGCGCAGCCTGTCTGCTAACGCATATGCCTGGACGCTCATGAACCAGCTTGCCGCTAAAATCAACCGTCCTGTACTGGAAATTTACCGCGATTTGATACGCGGCATTGGCGGCAGCTCTTCTATTATCACCCTCCGCGCCGATGCTGCAAAAGCATTCAAAAACGGCTGGGAAAGCAAGGGCGAAGGCTGGCAGGTTCATAAGCTCGATGAAATGACCACCCCGCAGGGGACGTTCTACAATTTACAATGCTGGTACGGCTCTTCCGTGTTCGACAGTGCCCAGATGCACCGCCTCATTGAACTGATCGTGCAGGAATGCCAGCAGCAGGGAATCCCCACCATGACCCCAGAAGAAATCGCAAAACTGAAAGGACTGACAGACGATGACCCGCAATGAATTCGGTGTAAAGCTGGACAAGAACGGTTATGCGCCGTCACTGTTCGTGCATGAGTCGTTCCGCTGCTATGACTGTGGCCGATTCGGGGACACCGCCCGGCATGAAATCTACGGCGGAAGCCGCCGCAAGGCCAGCAAGGCGCTGGGTCTCTGGATTAACGTCTGCCCCGCCTGCCACGCCGCCATTCATTCAAGCGGCGACCTGCAAGACCACTACCACAAACAAGGTCAAATGCTTGCAGAAGCCTATTACCATTGGAACCACGACGACTTCCTCCGCCGCTTCTACAAAAACTATCTGGAGGACTAACCTATGTTGAATGTTGTTGCTATTATTGGCCGCATGGTCAAAGACCCGGAACTCAAAACCACGAACAGCGGAAAGTCCGTCTGCTCCTTCCGCATCGCCAACGATTCCGGCTATAAGGATGCCAGCGGCCAGAGCCAGACGAACTGGCTGGACGTTACTGCATGGAGCAAGACCGCCGAGTTCGTCTGCAAATACTTCCCCAAAGGCTCCCTCATTGCCATTGATGGCCGCTTGCAGACGCGCCAGTATCAGGACAAGAACGGCCAGAACCGCACAGCCGTTGAAATCGTGGCCCAGAACGTGAGTTTCTGCGGCAGCAAGGAAAGTACCAGCCCTGCCCCGCAGAACGCCGCACAGCGCCCCGCAGCCCCATCACAGCGCACGCAGGGCGAACCCGATGCAGACTACGCCCTCATTGAGGACGACGGCGATTTGCCGTTCTGAGGTGCGGCCATGAATGACGAGAAAGAACGCATCCCCTCCCAGATAGACCGGATTTTAGCCGTGCTGGAATCCGGCGGCACGCTTACCGCCCTGGACGCTCTGGAAGATTTCGGGTGCAGCCGCCTTGCCTCCCGCATCACCGACCTCAAACGGAAAGGCTACCCGGTAGCCTCCAGCATGGTCACCCGCCGCAACCGCTATGGTCGGCTTTGCCGTGTCGCAGAATACTACTTAGAGGTGTGACGGTATGGCAAAGGAATACATAAAACTCTGGGATAGCTACGAAAGCTATTTTGAATCTTACAGTGCCGCTGAGGTGGGGCGTCTGGTGCTTGCGATGATGAAATATAAGTCGCAAGGAGTAGAGCCCGAGTTCAGCGGGAGTGAAAAGTTCATCTGGCCCGCTATCCGCAGAGATATTGACCTTGACCGTGAATTTACCGAAAAAAAGCAATCCAGTGGCAGAAGCGGTGGCAAGCAAGCGCAAGCAAGTGCAAGCACTTTGAAGCAAACACAAGCAAAGCCAAGCAAAGCCAAGCAGGAATATAGGAATACAGGAATACAGGAACAAGGAACTATAACTACTACTGCTGCTGCGTGCGCGCAAGGCGAGCAATATAACGCAGATTTTGCAGACTGCATCCTGCGCTATGAGCAGAACTGCGGCTCTGTTCCCCGCGCGGTTGCTGACGCGATAAGTACCGCCCTGCTGAAATTTCCGGCATCGCTTATCTGTCAGGCCATCGACGAAGCCGCCGCCAACAATGCACGCCGGTGGAGCTATATCTCCAAGATACTTGACCGCTGTGAGCAGCAGGGCATCTGTACCGTTGAAGCCTACCTTGCCGAGAAGGAACGCGCGAAGATCTCACGCACGGCTACTCGTCAGACTGATACCACAGCCGCGATGGAGCGATTAAAGCAGCTCGCGAAAGGAGTGAACGCTGATGACTGAACCGGAAACCGCCGTTTTTCTTCTGTCCTGTACTAACTACTGGGCAAATCTCATGCGCGGCAAAGACCCCGACGAAATGACAAAAGCCTGGGCCGTTGCACTGAAAGACATACCCTTGCAGGCAGCCAGAAGCGGTGCGGCCAGCCTTGCCGCCACGCTGAAATTCCCGCCCACCGTTGCCGAACTGCGCACGGCGGCAGAGGAATTTCTCCCGCACAAAATCGAATCCTTTGACGTCCTGTTTGCCCGCACCTGCCACGAATGCCTGCACTTTGACACGCCGCTCTATCAGAAAATCCAACGCGACGAGGTAAATACGCAGGAGGCGCTGAAGTTGCATGCCAAAGTATGAAATCATCACCTATTCCCGCTCTACCGGCGACATCACCCACTCCAAGCGCCTATATTCCACACGTTGGAACACCGAAGCCGCCCTGCGCACCGCAGGTTACACCCAAAATCCAAACCTGCCGGACATCTGGTACAGCGAGAAATATTACGCGAAAGTAAAGGAGATTGTACCGTGATCCAAAAATATATTATCTCCCTGCCCCCTATTACCAAAAAGAACTCCCAGCAAATCCTTACCAACCACCGCACGGGCAAGCCGTTCATCGCCCCAAGCAGGCAGTACAAGAAGTACGAACAGGCAGCTATGTGGTACCTAACCCCGAAGCCGAAAGCCCCGCTGGCGGGTCACTACCGCGTCGCCACGGTGTTCTATATGCCGACCCGCCGCAAAGTAGACCTCACGAACTTAATGGAGGCTGCCCATGACACCCTTGTCGCCGCCAAAATCCTTGCAGACGACAATAACACCATCATTGCCAGCGTGGACGGCTCCCGCGTAATGTACGACAAATCCAACCCCCGCACCGAAATTTTTATTGAAGAATTGGAGGATGAGACAACATGACAGATGAAGTTTATGAGTACCAGCAGTCCATGCAAGAACAGGCCATGGCCGCACATCGCACGCCTATTTCCCCAACACGCATTGCAAGCGAAGCGGAAAATCACAAAAAAGACGGCCCATGCCAGACCCTTGTTTTGCCCAACCTGCCAAGCGTGGCGGGACGTGTCAAGTATGCGATGGGCACTATGAATTTGAGCCAGTTCTCCCAGCGTACCGGCATCAGTGGCAGCTACTTAGGCCAGCTGTGCAGCGGCAAGGCAAAGACACTCAGCGCCTACAACGCAAACCGCATCGCAGGGGCGTCCAGTATGGGCGTTACTGTCGGCTGGCTGCTGGGTCTGCCAAAGCCGGAGGAAAAGGAACCGCCAACCCCGCCGCCGGAGCCGGAACTGCCGGATATTCCGGATTTCTGGGAGCGACTGGAATGGGCTGTCAAAAACAGCGGGAAGACCAGAAACGCTATCAGCTATGAAATGGGCGCAAACACCGATTATATTTCATATTCACTCAGAAACAGAAGTGAAATCAGAGCTGACAAGGCCTGCCCATTAGCAAAGGCGCTTGGCGTAGACAAAGAATGGCTTTTTAAGGGAATAGATTTGTATAAAGGAAAGAAACGAAACGAACGCATTGCGCACTTGATAGAGTCCGTAAAGGATGACATGTTAGCTGAGGGCATAACATATCAGGAAATGGCGAAACGCATTCGGGTAAATAAAGCCTCTTTGTACTACTGGATAAATGGTAATACGACGCCGAATGCCGCCGGTGTAAAAAAAATCAAGTATTATATCGAAAACTTGTCGCCCGCAGCAATGGATTTTAAAAAGGCACATGATGATGTTCAAAAAAATGAAAAAGCCAAAGCAAAAAGCGAGAAAATCGTGCAGCGGGTTGAAGGCGTATACACGGCTGAAACGCTGGCTGCTATTGTATCAGTCTTAAAAGGAACATACAAAGTGAGTTTAACATTAGAGGAAGTGTAACCCATGAAAGCCAGACTTCATCCCACCTTGGCCATGCAAAAAGCCATAGACGCTTATGCAGAAGCTAAAATTCAGGGCATCCAGAGTCGTGCGCAGGAGGCTGTAATGAAAGAGCGCAACGACATTGCCACCCGCGCCACCTATCTGTGCCTGCTGGCGTGCTATCAGGTCGGTCTTTCTCCCCGCACCCTGAAACGAATTCAGGATGCAATGACCGGCCCCGTTGCTGATAAATACAACGAGTACCGCAATGACCAGCTTGCCGACCTCTGGGCGCAGGTGACGCTGCAAAGCATCGGCATTGAAGCACCCAAAACAAAGGAGCCGCTATGACAACAACAAAATTCTGCAAAACCTGCGGGAAAATCATGTGGGATGTCCAGCCCACAAAGCGCTATTGCGATGCCTGCATACGCAAGCGCAATATCAAAAGCGCGCAGGTATCCTACCAGCGCCGCAAGGATGCCGGTGGTTTGAAAAAAGGCAAGAAACCCGCCGCGCATCCCTGCCTGAAGAAAACAATAAAACCCATTGAACAATGTACCCGCGAAGCCGCCGCCCTGGGCCTGACCTATGGGCAGTATGTAGCCCGCGGGCTGGATAAGGAGTGTTTGTAATGGGATTCGGTATTACAATAAGCCGCTACGATGTGGGCAAATGTCCGCACTGCGGAAAGCCAATCAAAGGCACAATCCGTGGCTATGAGTATTCGGTAGGATATGACTGGAAAAGGTTTCTCGAAAAAATAGGATATTATGCGCCCTATGAAATACGCAAGATAGAGCCGGAACGAGATTTTTATGGCAAGGATATGACGCTCACATCCGAACAGGCGAAAGACCTTGCAGAGTTTGTCAAAGTATACAGACCATACCAATGGGTAAGCATTGGGTGGCTTGTCGATCGCGCCATAGAAAACGGAGATTTTGTAGTTATCAACGCAAATTGGTAAGGAGTGAGACTATGGACGCAGTTGAATATACAAAAACTTTGCGCAGACTGTGCGAAAGTCAAGCCAATTGTCCTGAATGCCCATTGCACGAAAACTGCGAAGAAGATAACTATGGCTACTGTAACGGAAATGCAAGCGAATACGTGGAAAAGTCTGTTCATATTGTCGAGCAATGGGCAAAAGACCACCCAGTCAAGACACGCCAGAGCGAGTTTTTGAAGATGTTCCCGAATGCAGCAATAGATGAAGATGATGGGATTTTGGGTATTCGCCCTTGCGACATTGATGAAAGCATTGGATGCACAGATGGAAAAGGCTGCGACGGCTGCCGTCGCAGATACTGGCTCACGGAGGCAACCGACAATGACTAACATCACAACCCTTCGTCCCGGCGAGCACTTCATGTTCAAAAACTTCGAATGGGTCTGCCTTGACCCTAACCACCCTGACGGCGGCGTGCTGGCTATTATGGCAAAGACGTGGGCGGAAGATGTAAAGTTCTGCCCAAGTGGTAAATTTGCCGATGAAAAAGGCAACTGGAATAACTACCGCACCAGTAATGTGCGGGGGATTCTATCTGATTTGGCTAACAGCTCTTTCGAGAGGAAAAGTCTGCTGGCGCATACCGTTGACCTTGTTGCAGACAACGGCGACAGAGCTTATGGAACTGTACAGGACTTTGTTTTTATTCTCACCTGTGACGAGTACCGCAAGTACCGTGACTACATCCCGCACTACGACAGCTGGATTTGGACTGCAACACCATGGTTTTGCGGTTACAAAGATTCCGACACGGGATGCGGCGCGGCTATGGTTCGCGCTGTGGATATTGGTGATCGGCTTGGCTGCGTTGGTGCGTGTCTCAACGGCGCTGTTGCCGCGGCTTGTATTCTCAATCCAAAATCGCTCAATCTGCGCCAGAGCATGGCATTTGTAGAGGAGGTATCAGAATGAACACAACAATAGGCTGCCAGATTCCGGGCGCAAGCCATCCGAAAGAACCGGTGCGGCTTGTTGATGCAAACAGCATATTACGTTCAATAGACGTAAACGGTAGCGCCTATGACGGCAGCGAGTATCAGGCGTACAAGTCTGGTGTTGAATATGTTCGTAGTCTGATAGAGGACGCGCCAGCTATAAAACCAGAATCCATGCGTCATGAAAAAGAATGGATAAGCGTTAAAGACAGACTGCCAGCCAAACACGAATGCGTACTTATCTACGATTCTGTTTGTCACAACATTTATATGGCATGGAGAGACGACGATTTGGACGTATGGTTCAGTGAGGAATATTTACCAGACTTTGTAAATGTCACTTACTGGATGCCGCTCCCCGTACCCCCGGAGGTGACCCAATGACCATCATCCTTGTTATCGCCGCCGTCTGTGTTTACGACCTGTGCGGCCTGCTCGCCGTCCTGTACATCAACCACACAGACCGAATGGACACCGTAGACGGCGCAGACAACGTTATTGCCCTTGTTTTCTGGCCGCTGCTGGTCGTAACCCGCATCGGCATTGCATGTTATAGAATCATAGGAAGGCTTCTAAAATGACTACTACCCCCGGAGGTGACCACATGACAAAACAGCAATTAGTTGATGAATACGCCCGCAAACATCTTTGTGCGACATGCAAGTGGAGGAATGGCGATATTTGCACGCTGCCGCACTGCATGAAGCTGGAAGAAAGGGACAAAAATGGAACGAGGAAAATTAAGCATTGCGAATGACCCAAGACTTTCTGAATTTTCTAAAATGAGCCCATCATGGCATTCTCAATATCTTGCAGATATTGAGAACCGTTGTTTCAATTTTGGAGATACTGTCCGTGTCGTTGATTCGTTTTCTGATTATTATGATCAGGCAGGAAGGGTTTTATACATTAGCTATGATGATGAAAATTCCCCGCTTGAAGACAACAACTATACAGTTGATTTTGGAAATGGCAAATATGAAACCTTCAATTTCAGAAAGCTCAAGCTCATAAAAAGAGCCACTCCAGAAGAGCATAAAGCTGCAATAAAAGATGGGAACTTACCGATTTCAGATGGTTGGAATGAATGGTTCAAACTTGTTAGGGAAAAAATCAAAGAACTTTATCGGGAGGATAGCGACGGAAAATAACGCCAGCCAACCATTTCGCAGTTTGAAAAAAGGAGGTGTCACATGGACGCTTTTCAATACGAAATACATCGAGCTCAGCTTTGCGATATGTACAATGGCATTTGCGCAGCATGTCCGCTAAACAGTGATGGTAAAAGTCTGGGCTGTGCTTTATGCAACTATGACACGATAAAAGTTATAGAGCGAACGCAAAAGCTAATTGATTGGGCGGAAGAATGGCCGCGTACAAGGCAAGATGCTTTGAAAAGGTATTTTTTAGATGCCCCAATGAAAAACGGTATTATAAATATATGCCCTAAAAAGATTGATAAACAGTATAAAACAAAATGCGTAAAGAACGGGAAGCCATGCGAGCAGTGCAAAAAAGATTACTGGTTGGAGGGAATCAACAATGGGAAATAATGTACCCTGCGGCAACACCCAGCGTCAAAAATGGATGGAAAAATACGCCGCCTATCAGAAAGCCTTTATCGAGGCCCGCGATAAATTTTATGAATCCAACGCCGCCATGTCGGCTCACCCTGCCGATGGTATGCCAAAAGGCAACACCCGCTCTGACCCGGTGGCCCGCCTGGCAGAGCGGTACGATAAAGCCTATGCCCGGTACTGCCGTGCCCGCGCCGAGATGAACACAGCCTATTTTAAGCGGCACGAAGCTATGAACCCCCTCAACTCCGACCAGCAATCTGTCCTGACCGCCATTTACTTTGAGGGAAAATCACGCCGTGACACAGCAAAAGAACTGAACCGTTCCGATTTCTGGGTACGCGCCCAGGAACGCACCGGCCTGTTTCTCTTAGAGCTTCCTTCCGGCTGGGAGCTTGATATTCTCCCTTGACACAGCAAAGCCCGCAGCTGTCGAGTAATCCTCGTCAGCTGCGGGCTGATTTTTTATTCCTGCACTGCCGCAATATTGTGGTAATACCGCCCGGCCTTATCCTCCGGCGCGTCCTTGTCCTCCAAAAACGCCGCCGCAAGGTCTGCGTAAAACTCAGGTCTGTCCACGCTGTTCTTGCGTGCCGCCTTGCAGTAGTCGCTGTACATCATGTTCATCACAGCGGCCCACTTCCAAAGCTCGCAGGTCACACCGCGCGGCTCCATATAGGGCCGCGTCTGTTCCAAATCCCAGTGTGCGCCAAAGCTGCCGTCCTCGTTCTTCATGTTGTACATCCAGCTCATGGCATCTTCTTTGGTAAGCTCTTCGTCCCCACTGCCGCTGCACTTAGCGCACTCTTTAACATGCTCCCAGCATTCCAGCATCGAGGTCAGTGCCGCGACGGTGCGCTCATTCACGGGATAGTTTTCCACAAACTCGTCAATCTCGTGTTCCAGCTTCTCCTTGTACGCCTTGATCTTCTCCATCTCGCGCACCTCATGCCAGCTTCACAACGCTGGCGCAGACGTGGGTCACGGTTCCGGCCACGCCGCTCAGCACGGCGCTGATCGTCGGCGTGCTGCCGCAGCATACAGGGATGTACACGACAGTTTCCGCATGGAAAGTGGAAACCTCGTTCGCGGCCACCGTCGCGCTTGCCGTCATGCAGGGCAGCGCGGCGGTATCCTTCATACCTTGCAGCACTTCCGTGCCGGCAGCGCCCGCCGTAAACGTTACGTCATAGCTGATGCGGTATAACCCACTGTGTCGGATGATAAATCCGCCCGCGTTTGTGTCGATGCTGCACCCGGTATCTGTGTTCAGGATGCCCAGTACATTGACAGGCGTTGCGGTTGCGGCCATCGTCTGTGCCGTGTTGTTGTAGGCGTTCTGTGCGCTCTTAAAATGGGGATTTTTCAGCCTTTCATTGCAAGCCATAAAACTATACTCCTTTCCTCAAAAAAGCCCGCACAGCGCTTGCCGTGCGGGCTGACGCTGTTACAGCGATTATGCGCAGCCGCCGTAGCCACAGAACGGGCTAGGGCCTGCCGTGTAGGTGTAGCCGTTGGGGTAACGCACTACGCCGTACATGCGATTGTCCATCTGCAAGGCGTTCACCTTGTCGCGCAGCTGCTGAATCTCGTTGGCCTGCATCAGCGCACGGGTCTGCTCGCCTTCGGCGCGGATTGCATTCGTGATGTCGCAGGTCTGGCGGTCCATCTGTGCGGACAGATTGGCCGTCGCAAGCCGGTTCTCGCAGCAGCAACTTGCAATCTGCTGCTGGATATTGTTGCCGGTCTGCATTACGGTCTGGTTCAGATTGCTCTGGCCCAGCGCCACTTCCTTGCCAAGCTGACCAATGCCGCCCTGCATCTCGAAGCCGAGATTGCAGACGCCGTTGCCCAGATTGGTCAAACGGTCGTTGATCTGCCCGAACTGCTGGCCAAACAAAATTTCCTGCTGGCTGGCCGCAGTGGCATACTGGCCGAACTCGCCCTGCCGGTTGCCCCAGAAGCCGCCGCCCATGAAGCAGATCAGGAACAAAATCACCATCCACCATGCGCCGTTTCCGCCGAAGCCGTTGCCGTCGCCGGTCGCCGCGCGCAGGTCGCTCAAAGAGTACCCATTGTCCATAGTATCCAATCCTTTCGTAAGATTTGTATTTATAAGCCGTGTCGACCCGGCCTATATCAGTAAAATATGCCCTTGAACTGTTCCGCCTGCTGTTTCAGCTGTTCAAACTGCTGCTGGCTTATTCGGCCATCTGCAAGCATCTGCTCCACGATTTTCTGCGGGTCTTTCCCCTGCATCTGCTGTTTGAACTGCATAAACTGCTGCACCACGTTCATCGGGCTATTTGGCATTGCGCTTTTCCCCATTGCCTGTAGAATCGGATTTGTCATTGAGCATCTCCTCCAATCGTTTCACACGGTTTTCCAGACTGTTCACGTCCACCGGCGGCGCGGCCTGGTACGGGGTAATGGTGTAGGGTGTCAAAGTGGGATACCCTGCCCCATCTGTTGTTTTCAGCCACACCAGCGGCGCGGTCTCGTCCAGCAGCAGTGCGCTGGAATTCGGTGCCATTCCAAACGCCTTTGCGCCGTTTTCACCGCTCACCTTCGTGATGCTGCACGGCTGTAACGCCTGCTGCATCGTCTGCCCATAGGGGTTGCTGTAGGGGGTCTGCATACCGTAGTTGTTCCAGTACATCACGCTCACCTCGTCTTTCTGGTTTCATTGTACTACAATCCATCCCGCGCCGTAGGACACCTCCGCGCCGCATTTGCGCCATCTTTACGCCAAAACAAAAAAAGCGGGCAGCCACTCAAAAAGTGACTGCCCGCTATACTTTTGCCTTCCCCCTCGGTGGAAGGTGCCGCCGCAGCGGCGGATGAGGGGCGGCTTTGCCTGTACCGCCCTCTCACCGCATCTTATTCTTAATACTTCTCACATGCCGGTTTACCGTCCTCTCGCAGCAGTTCATCTCGGCTGCAATCTCGGCATTGCGCCGCCCGTGCCGTCGCATATCCAGCACTTCCCGCTCATCGTCCGTTAGGCTGAATACAAGCTCGTCATACTCCGCCCGGTTCATGCAAAAATCAAACTTCATACAGCACCTCAAAACGGGTTTTTCTTGCCCCACTGCTTGTTGGTTTTCGCCAGATACGCGCGCCGCATCTCGTTCGTCAGGTCCATTTCCTTCAAACGCGCTACAGCTTCGGCCTTATCGGCTTTGCCGTTGCCGTTCGTGTCGGGGATGGTAGCGCGGTAGTTTACCCAGTCGCGCAGCGCATCTGCGCCGTAGCTCTGGTAAATCTCTGCACCGGCTTTGTCTGCATACGTGCCGCCCTTTTCCGGGTACTTGCCGTTCTTGTCCTTCTTGTAGTACGCTGCCAGATACGCCCTTGCAAAGTCGTCTCCGCCCAGGCCGTATTTCTGCATACCGTAACCGACTGTAAACTTGTCCGGGGTCTGCCCATCGTCCAGCGTCTTTGCCACAGCACTGTAAGCCTGCATGTAGGCGGTGACCGCCTTGTCTCCGGCAAGGTCGCTGATGTTGCGCACGGTACTGCCCTTGTCAGTGCTGTTCACAAAGTTGCTTACCGCATCATCACCGAACTGCGAATAGAGCGTATTCCATGTCTCCACGGTGTTTAGGTCGGCATTGTCATTGCCGCTCGTCTCCCGCTTTTCATCGCGCACAAGGTCAGTGGCGTTCTTCATCAGCACATACTGGCTGAATCCTTCCGCACCGCCGTCCCGGTATGCCTCGTACTCCTTTGCGTTCACACCGCTCACGCCGTCGCCAACAGCGGCCACACCGCCGGCGGTCTTGGCTACCGTGTAGGCATCCTGCACAAGCGCACTCTGCTGGTCTTCCGGCAGCCGCAAAAACATGCTGTTCTGCCGCAGCTCGTCAATCAGGTCGTAGGCTGTCTGACCGCTTGTCTTAGCATACTCGGTCTTTTCCTCCGGGGTCATGTAGTAGTCATCGCTGTCAACGGTGATTTTACTGCTGGCCTTCTCCGGGTAAACATGGCTGTCGTTCGTGCCGTTGTACAGCCCTTGCAGATACTCATCAACCGGGGTGATGTTCTCGGTGCTCACATAACCGGGGCTAAGCATGTTGTACGCACCGCGCAGGAACATGCCTTCCGCTGAATCGTCCGTCCCGTCAAGACTTGCCTCTTCGCGGCCCCACTGGTCAATGTACGGCTCGTTGTTCATGCTCAAGCCGGGGATTTTGTTCTCCATCTTGCGGATATTGTACCCAATATCCCGCTCGGTCTTTGTGTCGCCACCGCCGTAGGTGGAACGGCGCAGCGGGTCAATGGTTCTAGCAATTTGACCAAGCGCGGTTGGAACATACTGCTGTGCGTAACTGCCCAGCGTTCCCGTGATAAGCGTGCCAAGTTTGTCGTCGGAATCTGCATAGCTCACACTGTCCAGCGTATCATTCAGCCCTTGCAGCATTGTGGTATCCAGAATTGGGTTCCCGATTTTTCGCGCAGCGTCAAGAAATTTTGTAACACTAAGGCCGCCGTTCTGCCATTCATTGGCAATCTCGGCACCCATCAAAAGCGGTACGCTTGCGGGGCTTGCCCAATCAATGGTGTACGTTCCTTTACCGGGAATATTGATGGAATATTCCTGCTTGCCGGTCATCTCATTAAACGCATCGGCGCGGTCATCTCCACTCTTGCTGCCGTTCAGCAGTCCATTATAAGCAAGGATGCCGCCTATGCCCATCAATGCTGTGCCGGTCAGCCCTTTGGCCGCAGCATCAATTACATCTGCCTTGCTTGCACCCGCGGCATAGCGATAAGCAGCTTCTACTGTACCGCCTACAATATTATATTCCATTGCATTTTTGGCAATGTTCAGCGGGGTTTTCTTGAACGGTAAAACGCCTTCGCCCACCGCCCATAGTATTTTTCCACCGACTCCGTGCCCTTTAATATCATTCTGATAATTTTTCAGTGCAGTGGAAAGAAAGTTGTCTTCGTGGAACGTGGCTTCCTTTGCATCGCGTAAAGCTGTTGCAGCAGCATCCACAAGTGCCTGCTTGCTCTTGGCATCGGTTGCAGTAAAAACACTGCTGTCATAGCCACGCGCTTTTAACTGGCTTGCCATTGCATTGCCAAATGCCGAAGTAAGGAAAATATTATCTTCTTTTTCCAGCAATGCACTGTTGATGTCAGCCGCCTTTTGGATTACTTTCCCGGGTTTGCTTGTAAACGTATCCTGCGCGGCACGCAGCCCGCTTTCCGCATTGAACTTACCGTCATTGTACAAAACAGAATACATTTTGTTCTGCCCGTACTCTTTAGCAAGGTCTACCATCTTGCGGCCATCGGCTGTAAGGGTTGTTCCAACGGCTTTTGTACGTTGGTCTTTCGGCAAAGCAAGCTGCATCACGCCGGAAACATTGTCTTTTGCACGGGTTACAACGCCCATCGATACGTTGCCAAGCACGTTTCTTGCGTGTGTTCTGGTATTTCCCAGCATGGAAAGATAGCGGATGCTTTCCATTTTGTCACCAAATGTTTTGGCCGGCATATATTTGGTAAGCCGCTTATATGCGTCCAGTTCCTTTTCATAGCGGGCTTTACTGTCCGGCATATCGGCCATTTCGGCAAATGCGTTTTTTACATAGTCGTAATCTTCCTGGCTTAAATTCTCAATGCCGAGAGATTTACGCGCCATTGCATTAAACACATCGTCTGCATTGCCTCCGGCGAGGATGCTGGCAGCCGCAGATTTTGCCTGCTCATCGGTGGCCTTGATACCTTTTGTATCTGCCATTCTTTTGATGCGCATGGCAAGGTCATCCATCTGTGCGTTTAGTGGATTATCGCCTACATCAACGCCCTGCGCCTTCAAAAAAGCGGTAAATTCTTCGTCTTGTGGCCCGGACTTTGCCATTTCTACAACATCTGATGCCAAAGATTCCAGTTGCTTTCCGCCTCGCGTTTTCGCAAAATCATTTACTTTTCTTTGCGTGATTTGTTCAAACTTGCGGATGGGAGTGTACTCGTCAATTTGCGCCCAGCGTCCCGCGCTCAATGCTTGGGCATTTTTGCTCTGCCCGGCGCTGACAGCGCGGTTCAGGTTTTCGATTTGTGCCTGCACCAACTGTGCATCTGCGCTGCCCTTTTCGTAGCTGTTCAGCATGTTTTGCAGCTGGTCGGCAGCATAATAACCGCGATATACATCGCTGGCATCAAAATTTCCGTCAGCTGATTTTCTGGCCAATTCGTCCGCAATCGTGCGGCCGGCGCTCAAAATATCGCCGTTCTGCTGCACCAGCAAATCAAAATCCTGTTTGGCGGTGTCTTTGCCTTCTGCCCGGCTGTATACGGTATGGGTCTGCTGGCCGATACCAGCGGCCGCCGCTTCGTCCGCATCAATTTTACCGCCCATCGCACGCTGGATCGCGTAGTCCTGATTCAGCACTTCGCGGCGGTCATACTGTGTGCTTTCCGCGCCAACAGCATGTGCAGGCACGCTCTCACTGCCGTTCAGCGGGCGGGCCGCAACGCTCTGTGCCCTACTGTCCTGCAAGGAAGCGGCGGCATCCGCCGTGTCAGTGCCGCCAAACATCCTGTCGTAAACGCGGCGGGTGTAGTCCGGCATATTGCTGTCAAAGCCCTGCACCTCAAGCCAGTCCGTAAAGTCCTCCGTGCCAGCCTGCCGCCCGGTGGGGCCGTCCAGAATCATGTCACGATAATAGTCTGCCGTCGCAGCCGCCTGGTCGGTATCCACCAAAGCCCCGCGGTTGCTGGCCGCTACAGCGGAAAGCAGGTCATCCACGCCGGAACCGCTCACACCGGTCCCCATGTCGGCAAGCTCCATCAGGGCAGTGTCATACGGTAAACCACTCGTGGTAGAAAAATTTGTCCCGTTCTGGAAGTTGTACTGCTGGATGTTCTTTAAGCCGCTGGTATACAAAATATCCCCCGCCGCCTGCTCGTCCAGACGGATGGGGGTGCTTTTAAAGTAATTCCGCAGCGTAGCCGTCGCCTCGTCCACAGGCTCCGCAAAGCTGCTTTCCTTTACAATGCCGGTAGCAATGTCCTTTGCCTCGTCAGCCATGCTCTCCCGCGTCGCGCCGCTCTGCATACGGCTGTACAAATCTTCAATACGGCGGGTGTAAACGCTGCGTCTGTCCTTGCCGGTTATTGATTTTGCCCATTCAGCCACCGTTCCAGCGTCCGGCGCATCAGGGACTTGTACTCCTCGTCCGTTGCCGTTCGCGGTGCTACCAAGCCCTGCTGTACCAGTCTGTCCAACAAGCCCGCTTCCACCTCCTCCGGGTTGCGGTTCATAGCCTGCGCCAGTGTCAGCGTTGAGGGGAACGTCTGCTCGAACGCCTGCTCCCAGGTTGTCATTCTGAACACCTCCATTTACTTCATTGTAGCCCGCGGCGCGCTGCGCGTCAATCGGCAAACTGTCCGTATTTTGCAACGCAAGTTTAGCTTCATCGCCAATCTCCTGCTGGCGCTGCAACACAGCGCGGCGCAGCTGCTCGGCCTCTTTTTCCTGCGCACCGTTCAAGTTGACCTGTCCGCGCAGTTCATCCAGCGTATTCAATGCGCTGCGGTTGGCTGCGTCTGGCGTGTTCATCTGCTGTATCTGTGCGGCAAGCCCGGTTGTGCCGTTGGCTTCCGGCTGCACAATGTTTCTTGCTGGTGTAGCGTTCTGTACATCCTGTACGGCATTGTCAGCTTGTTTCAAGGCATCCTGCGCAGCGTCACCCGCTGTGCCTTTCAACCTGTTGAACAACGCCCCGCCAATTTCCGGCAGTGCATTCATAGCAACGTTCTCGGCAATGTTTTTAGCTGTGTTCCCAGCAATTTTACCGGGGGTCAGGGCGTCGTCTACCGTCTGCCCATTGGCGATTGCCTCCTGCTGGGCAGAATAGGTGCTCAAATCATCCGCCAGCGTGGGCAGCGTGTCCAGCGCCAGATCAGCACTGGTATCGGCCAGCACACGCCCTGCCGCTTTGCCAAAGCCGGGCTGTACAATGTTTTGCAGTACCGGGATTTTCTTGGCAGCGTCATACAGCTTGCCGCCCGCCTTCTGCGCAGCGTCGGCGTATTTTGTGCCATCCACAAGCTGATTGAACGCGTTGTACTGTACCGCTTTGCCCGCTATAGAGCCGCCCATAGCCGCAAGCGGGTTTTGCTCGGTGTACTTGTCCAGCGTCGGCACAAGCGCCGGTACAGTGCCGCTTTCAATGGCCTGCGTGTACTTGCCACCCGTTTGCTTATCTGCCCAATCTGTAAACGCTTTCTCGGTTTGCTTTTGCATCGGGAAGCTGCGCATAAAGCCTGCCGTCGCCGCCTGCAAATCCTGCCCCAGCCCATTTAGGGATGCTTTCTGGTTCATCCGTGAAAGTGCCTGTGCCTGCGTGTTGTAGTCATCCAGCGACAGCGTTCCGTTCTGCACCTGCTTGTACAAATCCCCGGCATTCTGGTCGTACTGTTTCACCGCCGCCACTTCGGCGCTCGTCAGCTTGCGTCCCGGGGAAGCCAGCTCTGCGCGGTAATCAGCATCGCTCTGCAGCTTTTTCAGCGCAGAGGCAATGTCCTCCTGTCGGTTTTTGTAGTCGTTGCGCTTGCCCTTTGCAGCCTGCGTCTCTTCCGCGCTGGGGGCGCTTCCTGCGGCGGCGTAACTGCTGCCGATAACTTTCCCGCCCCGCGTCACAGCGCGGCTCTGGGCGGGCTGCGTGGCGCTCACGAGGCCTGTCCCGTTTCGTTCGGCATAACTTTTTGCAGCAGTCGTGCGCGCACCTGCTTTCTTCGCTTCCAGATACTTCTCCTGCGCGCTCTTTTCCTTTTCGCTCTTTGTCTCGTTTTTTTCCGCGTTCTCTGCTTTCGGCTTGCTGCCAGGTGTACTGCCTGTCGTGCCGCTGGTGCTTGCACCGCCGCCAAACAGAGAATCCAGCGATGCCGCATTTTCCGTGTCGCTGCCCGTGCCTGTGGTACTGCCGCTCTTGCCGGAAGATTTCCCGCTGGATTTTGCAGCCTTCGCCGCTTTCTTTGCCGCATACTGCTGCGCCTTTTGCTGCTGCTGGTACAAATCGTTTGCCGCGTCAAACTTTGCCTGCGCCAGTTTCATCTGCCGGTTCAAAATATCGTTGTTCAGGCTGTTTTCAAAGCTTGCACCCTGCACAATGTTGTTCAGCGTCTCGGTGTAGCTGTTATGCAGCACAGGCAGCGTCTTGTCAGTGGCGTTCATGATGGCACTGCCCTGCTGCTGTGCTTTCCTCGTTGTGCTGCGGCCAGTGCTTACATTGCTGGCCTGCGCCGTCTGGTATCGGTTCAAATACGCATTCAGCAGCGCATCTTCACGACCATTCACTTTCGCCATAGCTCAAGACCTCCAAATTTCCTAAATCCTTCCCACTCGGGGGAAGGCGGCCCCGCAGGGCCGGATGAGGGCAAACTTGATCCAACTGCTCACTCACCCTGCATACATTACTCGTAACTGTACTCCCACTGCCCCGTAGTCGTGTTGAATCTCTGGCGAAGCTGCGGCATGCTGGCTGCCATGTTTGCGTAACCCTGCATCAGGCTGACAAGATTGTTCGTGTTGTTTGCTGTCAGGTTCGCAAGGTTCGTCTGATACTGGCTCAAATCCGCTGCATCGCCGCTGGCACGCTGGTTTTCCAGCTGTGCCATGTTGTTCTGATAGGTGTTCGCAAGGCTTGCCAGCTGGTTCTGACGCTCGGTTTCCAGCGCGTTGCGGCTGTTGTTGTAGTTGTTCAGCATACCGGCTGTCGTGGTCTCGCTCGCACCACCGTTCAGGCCCTGCGCACTAAGCTGCTGTGCAAGGTTGCGCTGCTGCAGCATGCGGTTAATATACGCCTGCTGTAGGGCATTGTCTGTGGCGCGGTTCAGCTCGCCCTGCCCGTACTCATAGTTGGCTTTCTGCTGTGCAGCACTGCGCTGGTAGGCTTCCTCACGCGCTCTGCGCTGTGCCTCCTGCGCCGCGCGCATCTGCTCTTCTGCCCTGCTCTGTGCTTCCGCCGCCGCCTGCTGTGCGGCCTGCATCGCGCTCTGCATCTGGCTGATATAGCTATTCATGTAGTTGTTGCTCTGTGCCGGTGCGCTGTAGCTTGCTGCCGCGCTCCCGCCGCCAGAACCGCCGCCAGAGCTTCTGCCAGAACTGCCGCCAGTGTAGCCACCGCGGCTGCCTGCATTGCTTGTCGGTGCCGTTGCAACCGTTTTCGCAGTCGTGTACACTCTGTTCTTGTCGCCAAACTTCGTGGCTGTGGTCGTACCGGGCTTCACATAGTAATCTTTGGTTGAACCAAAAATCGGTTTCGGCATACTGAATCACCCCTTCCGCTCGCTCTGCGTGCCAAAATAAAAGGCCACGACCATCGTCACAATGGTCATGACCGTGTCAGGCTGCAGGCCGCCCCGCAATGCCATTACGGCAAAAACCGCAACCACTACCAGCGTTACAATGGTTTTTACCTTGATAAGAGCTGCCAGATTTTTCAAAAAATCGCCCATAGATATGCACTCCCTTTCAGCCAATCAGATGATTTTGCAAGGCTTCCTTTGCTTTCTGCATCTGGTCAATGTTGTTTCCATCCAGATTATGGTCAAGAAGGGCAAGCAATGCCTGCATGGTCACATGCTGCCCCTCGTCCATGCGGTCAAGCCGCTGTTTGTCGTTTTTCAAGAATCCCTCCATGGCGTTCACCCGCTCTTCAAGCTTGGTAATGCGTTTGTCCTGGTCGGTCTTCGGCTTTTTTACTGCGGTGATTACTTTGCTGATGGCCACTCCCCCGGCATACAGCCCAGCAGCAGCCCCCGCCGCGTAAATCAAAAACGCCCAGGCCTCCGCAAGTGTAAACGAGAATACATGCTGCAACGGCTCACACCTCCGCCCATTCAGATTTGTACAGCCCGGCATCCGTCAGGCCGCGTTCCTTGCACAGCAAGTAGATTGCGTCCGCGTCCCCCTGACTCACCGGCCCAATGGTAATCACTTGTAGCTTTCTTTCTGGCTTGTCCACCGCAGGCAGGGCCTTGACGATGCGGTTGAGATCGGTCTCCGGCCAGATGCCCGGCACGCCGCCCTTTGCGGCCTGACTGTACTGGTGGATGTAGCGCGGTAGGCTCGTGTCGTAGTTGGCGCGGGTGTCGGCCAGCCAGCCGATGTAGTCCTTGCACAGGCCCTCGTAGTCGATGTTTGCCGTGGCAAACAACGTAAACGTGTAGACGCCCGGCTGGTAGCCCAGCGCCGCCGCACGCACACAGAACGCTCGGGCGCAAGCCGTGCGCTGCGCCTTGGTCAAGTTGTCCGCGCGGCCATCGTGGACGCCGGTCTTGGTTGTGTGTCCCCATTCGCTGTCAAAAAACAGCGGGTAGCCGGTCGGGGCAAGGCTTGCGCAGAAGTCTGCCTCCTCGCGGGCTTCGTCCACCGTGATGGCCTGCGAGAAGAAGTAGAACCCCAGCAGCTTGTTGTTGGCCTTGGCCCCGGCAAGGTTGGCATCGTACTGCTCGTCCTTCATCAGCTTTCCGCTGCCGTAGCCGCGATAGCCGATGCGCACCAGGGCGCGGTAGGGAACCTTTGCCCAGTCGATAGCGCCCTGATGGTGGGACACATCAATCAGCACTTCCTCGCCGCTGGGCTGTGCAGCGTCTGCGGGTTTTTCTACTGCGTGCTCGCCGGGGCGGTATGTAAACACCTGCCCGCTTGCCGTGGTAAAATCGCTGTCCAGCCACACCAGCGGGTTGGTGCGCTTGCCGTTCAGGATCACTTCAAAGTGCAGATGCGCTCCAAACACATTGCCGGTAGTTCCGCTGAAGCCGATGAGGTCGCCCTCTTTGACCTGCTGACCGTACTTGACGCAATAGCCGCTCAGGTGCGCGTACCGCGTCTGCAGCACACCGCCCTTGTAGGGCGCGTGCCTGATGCGCACCATGTTGCCATAGCTCTGCATCCCGGTTTTTGTATGGCCGTCCCAGTCCTGCACCTGATCCACGGTGCCATCCTCGGCAGCGTATACCGGCTGCGTGCTGGTATTGCCGATCTGGGTGCGCAGGTCGATGGCCTGATGCAAGCTGCCATCGTTGTAGTACCACCCCTGCGTGATGATGTGCTGGGCCAGAGGCCAGCGCAGCAGCACTTCACCGTTTGAAAGTCTCATGATTTGTTGTCCTTTCTGTTTGTTGGTCGGCTAAAGCCCCATTTAACTAACTGTTTCGGCATCCTCGGTAGGCTCGTCTGTTTTGCTGTCATCGGCATCCACCGCGTCATAATACGCCTGCGCCAGCGTCTCCACCTCGGCAATGTCCGCCTCATCCAGCAGGCCGTTGTCGTAGTGCGTGTACGCCTTGTCCAGCCAAAACGCAACGTCCCTTCCTGCTGCAATTTCCCGCTTGATACTGCGCAGCGTCAAATCGTGCCGTGCTTTACTCTTGATAGCCATTGTGATTTCTCCTTTCAGTTGATAGAAGCAACCGCTGCTTCCAAATCAGTGATTCTCTTTATGGGGTCTGCTCGTCCCGTCACGGTCACACTGTCGGCGTCTGTGAGCACGGTGTTCGCACCCGCAAGCGCTGGAATGGGCTGTGCGCCTGTCGCAGTGAAGGGAGTGGGCGTTGCCAGCTTATAAGCGATTTGCACGGGGGTGCCAGCGTCGTTCTGGGCGACAAGATAAGCGTTCAATTCGTCGATGTTGGCAAACAGACCAGCTGCATTAGACGCTAACACAAAACAAAACTCGTAATTTGTATTCACGGCAAAAAGACGGCTGTTAAAGTGACTGCAACCAACAATCCCGTTTTTTGCAATCCCCGGTGCAGAATGTATCGGAAGGTTATAATAGATGTTGGATTGACTGAATTTCAGTTTGTTGCCGTCCAGCGTGATAATCTTTGTGTTTTCGTTTCCCTCTCCCGTCACCGCGTCCACCTCACCGCCATACACGGTTTCAGGCAGGGTCAGGGTGTTGGTCTGCACTGTATATTTTGGATAAGTTGTCGGTGTCTTTTCTCCGACAACAAGTGCAGGAACAACATAAAAATCAAAAGTTTGTTGTCCTTTTACCGAAATGAAAAAGCCAATAATAGTAGAACTGTGCGAAAGTGTAATAGTGCCTGTTCTATTGTCCCAACTACCATTTTTATCAAATGCAACAGTAAAATTGACTCCAGTTGTGTATGTTCCTTGCGGGTAAACCCGTTTTTTATCAAAGTCACGAAGGACTTCTTTGATAACATTCGTGTAACCAGTTTCCGTATGTGTTCCATACACATGAACGCGACCATCTGCCAGAACTTCTGCCGTTACACCATTTATTGTATCTTTATATCCAACAGGGAAATACCGCTGAAAGTTCAGCAGATTCTCCCCGCACCGTTCGACTTTCACGCTGTCACGTCCCTTGATGGGACGGATGTTTTCGTAAGGTGCATAGTCTGTTGCAGCGGAGCCTTTCTCTATCTGCGGTTTTGCCGAAACCTTATCCAGTGTGCCAGAGGCGGCGAAAAACAAGGAAGCTTTTTGTATGTCATTCTCTACTGTAAACGTACATGGCTGTCCAACAGCTTGTACGGCAATCGCAGTACCGCCTACATCCCAATTACGAATTGTCATACGGAAATACGGCATTGCGCTAATCGTGTATGTACCCGCAGGAAGCGAAAACAAATCAGAGTCGTAGTATGAAGTTGCATCCTGTGCTCCGTTTGCTGTTACGATGCCATCAGGAGTCATTGTCCACGTCACTCCATAGCTTACGGTTCTTTCTGGCATCCATGCAGGATTAAACAGGTTCTTCCCGCCACCTGCCGGATACGGCGTTCCCGTGCCTTCCTGCACCGGTTCCCAGCTGGCCTTTACCCCCAGCGCGTATCCCGCCACAGGATAACACACAACAGGGTTGCCGCTTTCTTCCAGAGGCGGGCAGAGCATATCAATGATGTGCTTGCTGCTCCACGGCGCATCCTCGCTCACCACCGCATCATCAATCTGTACGCCGTCCTTTCCGGCAGGCCCCTCTGGGCCGCGCTCTCCGGTGTCGCCCTTCTCGCCCTGGATACCCTGCGCACCTTGCGGACCAGTTGCACCCGTTGCCCCGGTAGGGCCTTGAACACCCTTTTCTCCTTGCGGCCCGGGCGGGCCTACGGGGCCTCGCGGGCCAGTATCGCCTTTGTCGCCCTTGGCTCCATCCTTGCCGTTAAATTTGCCGTTAGCTGCATCATTCCGCAGGCCATCGGCCACACTCTTTGCTTCCGCGCTGTTCTTTTCTGCGTTAACCGCAGCCTGCAAAACCTGCGTGGCAAGCGATTCACTGGGTTTAAACGGCTCAGTTCCACCAACAGGGCCGCGGGTAATCACGTTGTATCCCTGCGTTTTTGTGATGCGCTGCACACCATTGGCAACGCCGCAATACACGATAGTGCCCGTACCCTCATTGGCGGTTGCTTCGGCAGGCACATCAATCAGGCCGTTTTCCGGCACACGGATTTCAACGGGTTCGCCCTTCGGCGGGTTAAACGTTGCCGTTACAGCGAGTTCGCTCCACGTATCGTCAAGAGTCACATGCAGCTGCTCGATACCGTAACTGCCAAAAGTGCCAAGCGATAAGTTGCCGGGTCTAACACTGTATCCTTTCAGCTGTACTTCATGCAATGCCATTACACGCCCTCCAATCTGGCTTTAACCGCATCCATCAACTTTTCCGGCACATCTTCAAGTGTCATGCGGCACACATAAAATTGCACCATCAGGTAATACCTCCCGCTACCGCCGCCCCCCTTCGGGGGGGGGTCAGCCGGTGCGCTTCCACATATAACAGGCCGTGTACTTGTTCACGATGGGCATAGGCTTGTTGCCGCCAGTTGGTGAACTTTCTGTCCCCTCCTGGACTCTTGGGTTGTATGGTACTCGTCCAATCGGGGTTGTATATGCGCCTGCTTCACTGTAACTTGATGGGTATCCATGCTGGTATGAGGCATAAGCGTGAGTGTGCTTTGCCACCTGTTCCACCGTCTGCACAACTTCCCACGCGCCGCCGGTACTCCCCGCCGGGTGCGTGTTGTCTGCCGCTCTCAGCATACAGTCGGTGATTTGCTCCCATGTCGTCCCCGGCCAGCGCTGTGCCGGTTGGATTTCGCTCATCGTTGTGAGTATGTCGCCCACCCAGTACGGGCAGACGTTCAAGGGGTTCTTTGCTCCACTCATTGGCCAACCTCCAAAACGAACACCGCCGCGCTCGTCGGCGCACTGTTCGCATAAAACTTAACCACTCCGGCGCCGGGCTCCAGCGCGGCTACCATCCGCACCGCATCCGTCACCCTCGTGCGGTCACTTACGGCAATCCGGCTGTCTGCCGTCACACCTGCCACCGTGACAGCGGCGCAGGTGTTGTAGCTGCTCGTGCTGCCGTCGTCCCAGGACACCGTGTAATAGCCGGAAGTCCAGGCGCTAGCTGCCACCGTAACGGTTTTGTAGCTATGCTTGTTTTCTGCGCCAACATCCTCCGCATTCAGCCATACCGATTCCCCTGTCTTGCCGTTCACGTTCTGGATAACACCCGGGTCGCCTTTCTCACCCTGCGGGCCTGTCGCGCCGATTGGTCCTTGCTCGCCTGTCAAGCCCTGGATGCCCTGCGGCCCTCGCTCGCCGGTTTCTCCCTTTTCCCCCTGGATGCCCTGCGGTCCTTCCGGGCCAACTTCACCCCGCGGCCCCTGCGGGCCTGCCTCACCGGCAGCGCCTTGCGGTCCCTGTGCGCCCTGCGGCCCCTGCGGGCCTTGCAAACTGCCGATTGGGTTCCATTTCTTGGCGTCCACATCCCAAAGGTGCACAACGTTGTCGGTCTCGCTGCCTACCGCGTAAGCGTCGCCCTTGTTGCCGGTGGGGTGTGCTCCTTCCAGCAGCGTTAGGCTGTTGTAGCGCCCCAGCACAACAAAGCTTGTGCCGTCTGCGCCCTTCTCACCCTGCGGCCCCTGCGGGCCTGTCGGTCCTGTTGCGCCAATAGGCCCTTGTGCGCCGTTCAAACCCTGCACGCCGCGCGGGCCTTGAATCCCCTGCGGCCCCTGTGGGCCAATATTGCCCTGTGCACCTGCTGGCCCCTGCGGCCCTACCGGACCTTGCGGGCCTTGTGCGCCGGTATCACCTTTGCGCAGCACTATCTGTGTCACGCCGCCATTGTCCGTAACGGTAGCGCCCATAAACTGCATCCGGTTTCGCTGCGGCATTTCCTTGCCGCCATCGTCCAGTATCAAATGGCCGCTGCTGCCGGTAGCCTGCCAGGTCTTGCCGTCGCTGCTCGTCTCAATGACTTTATCGCTGTTCAGCCGGATATACAGGCAGCCGCCCTCATTGTGGGTGCGGTTTTCCAGCTCCATTTCGTTCAGGGCCGTCACAAGCTGGTTGAAAATCGGCACAATGACTTCTCGCGGTATTTCGTCCATGACCCGCTGCATCTCTGCCGTGCTGTACCCCGGGGTGTCCGGTTTGCCAACGTTGCCTTTGCCGCTCAAATCGGCGGGTAATATTTCTCTGAATGTCATTTTCTCACCCCTTAAAGTTTCCGTTTTCCACAAACTCAACGGCAATCTGCATCAATCCAAACGGCTCATTTAAAGCATTGTTTGCAAAACGAAACCGCGCCTTGTCTACTCGTTTGATTCGGATTTTGTTGTGCAATGTCCGCGAAGTCTTGTCGTTAGAATAAGTAAGGCGCGAATAGCGCAGCTGGTGATAACTAAAAAATCGTGCGTGTACGCTGTCGTTCCAGATATTAGACCAAATGCCGCGCTTCATGGCATAAACTGCAACGCTCGTTACAGCACTGGGGGCCATTTGCAAGGCAAGATAGCGGAAACTCTTGTTTTTATAAAAAAGCGTGCCCGCTAAGTCCGGTGTTTCCCATTCGGCATAAATCACAGCGCCGTTATCGTTGTAACTGCCAATATCATCTGGGTCATTGTAAAACTGGTATACATTCCCGTTGTCAGCGCCAAAATATAGGTCGGTTTCATTCACCCACATTACACGCGCCGGTATATTCGTCTCATAAAAGCAGGCATATTGCCGGGTCGAGTATGGCTCGTTTTTGTTTGCGCCCAAGTTCTGTTGCCCGTCCAAAATATAAGCAACGCCGTTCAGGCACAGCCAGTACATGTCTTTGTACACACAGGCGTAAGCATCCGCTTTGTTTGCTTCATCCAGCAGCTTGCCGTTCATGTAATAGCTTCTGTTCTGGCTGAATCGTTCGCCCACAATGTCACTGGGCGTGATTGCATAGATGCCTAAGTTTGTTAAAAACATTGGCTCGTTCGCGCAGTAAGCAAAACTGTATTTGGCAATTGCGCCGGGGCCTTGTATCGTGTTGGTAATGGGGAACGCCGGTTCGCTGTCCACCAAATTGCCCTGCCGGATAATTACGTTTCGGTCTGTCTCGTTCTCGTCCTTGTGCGCCGCAATGTGGTTCTCAATGATGGAATATCCCATGATGGCGCTTTTCTCTGTGCCTACCTTGCTGTACCCGGTGTCGGGCCAGTATGTCAAGTCATACTGTCCGCTGTACCAGTCTTGGTTTGGATAGTCCGGATTTCCGCTTAAAAACAGGCGGTCAGTCGCGCCGTTCACGCCGAACAAAATGCCAATATTACATTTGTTGATTCTATCCGCATAGCCTTTCACGGTACGGCTTGCGGTGATTTCAATGTTGTCCTCGCCGGTAACAGGGCTTTTCCCCGGCGCAGTGTTGAACGTCACCACTCCGGTTGACGCATTGCAGCTGTATCCGCCGGTCATCGTCTCCCAACTGCCGCTGCTCGTCAACTTGCGCACCGTCACATTGGCACTGTCCAGCCCGGAAAAACTCAAATGGTACTGGGTGCTGGTCCCATCTGCTAAAAAAAGTTCCTTGAACTTCGGTTGCAGCAGGTTCAACGCATCATACTGTTTTCCGCCGCCGGACGGTGGTTTGGCAATCGTCAGCGTCGGAATTTTTGCATCGTCACTGGCTTTTTTTACAGTTTCGCCGTCATATACCAGCAGGCACTTTCCGTCGGCAATAAACAGCTTATCGTCCATCTGCCAGCTTTTGCTGCGGGCATCTGCCATGTCGCTGTACAGCGCCTTGCCCACTTTCTTGCCGTCCTCTGGCAACTCGTATAGTGCCGTTCCCGCATGGATAAGGCTCTTACCCTTTAGCTCGTGGAAACCGTTCACACGGGCCGGAAACGCCGCTCGCAGCTTATATCCCATCCGTTTTCGCACCTTGCCGGGTTCTGACCGTATCATGTTCTGCGCGTTGGGGCTTTGGCTCACGCTTACATTGGCGGTGTTGCTGGTATAATCAATGCCAAGCAGTTTATCAATCGCCAGTTTGCTGCGGGCAACTTGGCTGGGTATCGTAAAAGTCGCCATGCTTACCACCACCCTGTATTGCTTGTAAAGCTTTCCTTACTTACGGTTCTCGGGTTCTTCAGTCGTTCAAAGGCGGTCTCAAACTCGTTGCGGTAGTAAGTAGCAATGGCAATGTCATCATCCTTGTATAACTGGCTGGCAATGTACAGCGGCAGCAGTACAACGGCATCGTCCGGCAGGTCGATTTCTTTTGTGTCCGGCGTTTCCAGCGTCAGCGTTGCAGGCTTGGCATCGTAGAAAAACTCAAACTCGCCTTCAAAATCAGCCGGAAAAACCAGGTACTTGCCGCCGTACAGCTCCACCCCGTCTACAGGTTCCGGGGTATCGTCCACCAGCTTGTACACCTCAGTAGCGCCCATCCGCCAGTAATCCGGCACCTGATAAACCAGATTCACAGTCAGCTTTTCGCCCTTGTCTTTGTCTACCATGTAACTTTTGCGTAAATACCGCCCGGCAGTGCAAATCATTTCAATGGCTTCGTTGGCTGCTTGTGGCATCGCGTTTAAATATTCTTTTGTCGCTTCGTCGGGGTTCGAGAGGTCTGTGCCGTCACTGGCGAACATCTTTTGCAAGGATGCCAGCTTGATCTGTTCCCATGTCATTCGCAATCACCCCCTGCTGCATAGCTTCCTGTTTGTCCATCTCCTCTTTGATGGATTTCTGCATTGTGGCTGCAAACGGGAATCCGGTCTCTTTCAGGAGAGTCCACAGCCGGTACTGGCTTGCAGGCTTGGTAATGTCGCCAAAACCACCCGCCTGATACTTCACATCGACCATATCCCACAGCCGTTCGCGGTTGCTGGCAAGGTTACTTGCCGGGTCAACCTCAATGATAAATTCATCGTTCCAGTACAATTCCCCGGCTGCGTCCCGCTTCAAAAACTCCATCCTGTCAAAATGCCCGAACTGCTGTTCGCCGTCCGTGTCTGTCTCGGTCGTCGGGTACGGCTCATCAGCATACGCCAGCAAAAACTCAAACATCATGCGGTACAGCTTCGCATAGGCGTTGTTCTTCATCTCGCGCTTGCTCTGCAAACGGCCTGCGCTCTGGTTTGCGCTGAACTGTTTCGCGCTGCCCGATGTAGCAGAACTGTCGTACTTGCCCTGGAATGCGTCTGTAATGCCCAAAGTGGATTTCGCCCAAGTGTAATTCATTTCCAGCATGTTCTGGTCGTTCTGTACATTGGGCTGCACATTGATAACATCGATCATGGCTTTCTGGCCCGGGTTGTCCACGCGCAAAATTTTCAGCTCGTCATCGTTCAGCTCCGCGTTTACGCCCTCCGGCAGCACTACCCAACTGCCGCCTTTCAGCAACTTTTCCTGAATCTTCGTGCCGTATTTGTTGATAGCCTGCTGCTGGTCAGCGATAATATCTACATCCGACACGCCCAAGAACTTGTCCGATGCCGCAATGTTTATCCGCTCCACAATCGGGAACCCGTGCGGTTTGTAGGCCGGTATCTCGTTGGCCTCCATCTCGCCCGGCATCATAATGACCTCGCCGCTCTCGTTGTCGCGCTGCACGCTGCCGTCCGGGTTCACAATGGGCACATCCTCGCCCGGCAGCTGTGCAGGCAGCACCTCGCCGCTGCTAAGCACTACATCCTGTGTCAGCGTAAGGGTCTGCACCGGCTGTTCTTTGAACTTCTTGTTCCCGCAAACACAGACATCCCCCACGCGCCGCCGCCCGCATTTCGTGCAGACCTCTGCCGTGCGCGCATAATAATCGGGGAAATCTTCAAGCACCTGGCACCCTACCCAGCTAAACATGCCTACTGTGCCCTTGTCGTGCTTGTAATAGACAATGTTCTGCGTCACAACGCCTGTGTGGGTGCTGTCATCGCCCCCGCGCGCGTCCGGCGCGTCCTCTGTGTCGGTCTCAATGGTAATGCCGTACCGCGCTTCCAGCGATTCCTTGCTCTTAGAGACCTGCACAAAGATATAATCCATGTCCTCAATGCGGTACACACCAGGCTGCGGAATGACATTCCGTGGGTGGCGCATCTCTACTTCAACATCGCCCAGCGTGCAGTGATACCCTGCAACCGGGTTCCACTCCACATGGAAAAAGTCAGCTCCCTGCACCGGCACTGTGCGCTCGCTTCGGTCATTCAGTTCAATAAACCGCATTCGCCGTGCCTGATTGCGCAGCATGTTTTCAGCCTTTCGCGCCAAGTCCCGGTCTTCCGCATGGATGGCTGTGACCTTCGGCATCGGGTAGCTGGAATCCACCTGACTTTCAATCAGCTCATAGATGATATTGCGCACATTCGTGGCGTCCTTTTTGGCACCCTGTATCTCGTGGCTGCCGTAGTACATGGCCTCGCGCTTGCGCATCTTTTCCAGGGTGTCACTGTATGCAGCTTTTGCGTTGGATAGCTTGCCCTGCCATTTTTCAAGGTCTTTTGTCTGCTTATCGTCTTTCTTCATATCGTCACTCCTGTGGGGTCGTGCCCCCGCAAATGTGATAAAAAAGCGGCCCTGCCGTAGCAGAGCCGCTAAAATTACTGCTTCTTGGTTCGCCGTTTCCGGGTAACTTGGCTTCCCCCTTTGGGCACACTGTCAGTGCCCACTGCCGGGTGAGCCTCGCCGTTTTCTACCGCCCGGGAATAATACGTCCCGTCCCTGTTCACGGCCTCCACAACATACAGCCGCTTGCCGTCCTCAAAGGTGTCCCCGATTTTCAATCCTTTAGGAACCATGCTACACCGCCTCAGGTCAGGGTCGTGCCGGCGGCAGCGCCGCCAAGGATCACATGGCGCCAATCGCCAAAGCCGCAGCTGAAACGCCCACGGCAGGAGGTAATCAAGTCCTGCGTCAGCGTGTCCACGTTCTGGAAGGTCTCCATCGCGGTACGGTCATAGAACACATTGCCCAGCAAATCCTTGTTGGCCTGGCTGGACATCAGGATATAGGGCTCTGTGCCGTCAGCGGCCTGCCAATGGTGGTCAACCACAAGCTTCCACATACCCTTGTTGATGTTCACATCATTCACGGAACTGCCAACCTGCTGGTCGGAATTGATGATCTTCTTGCCCAGCGTGATCAGGCGGTAGCAGTTGGAAGGCACGATCAGCGTATCGAACACATAGCCCATGCCGTTGCCAGACGCATTCTTGAAGTTGAAGCCGATGTTTGCCAGCCGGTTCATCATGGCATCGTCATCGCCAAAAGCGTTGGTAAACACGTTCGACTGTGCGGCCACGCCGGTCTTGCCGGTATGGTCTTCTGCAAACAGGGCCTTGCCGTCCGCAGTGGTGGAATCCAGCCCGGTCTTTGCGCCGTACGTAAAGGTCGCAGCGGCACTGGTAAGCGCCTTGCTGCCAAGTTCGGCGCGGCTACGCTTGTACGCACGCACATTCGCGGCAGCGCGGGCAGCGGCCATATCGAACTGGTTGTCCTCGATCATCGTCCTGGTGATGCGGAACGCCTTCTTGAACTCCGAATGCTGGATAAGCTTGGGCTCCACCTCGCCGAAATCATCCAGCGGGCTGGACGCGCCCTCATCGACCAGATCAAAGTTCGAGAAGGTGGACATGCCTGCGATCTTCTCGCCGAAACGCTTGGACTTCTTGACATTGAACAGCGCATTGACAAGCTCGTCATCGTTGTTCTTCTCGTTGTCGGTGTCCTTCATTTTCATGGTGAGCAGGTCAGCCCACTCATTCCAAAAATCATTGGCAAGGCCGCTTGCCTTGCTAAAAATAACTGCCATAGTCAGTCTCCTTTACATAAAAAAATCAAATCGAGTTGTAGAGCTTCTGCAGCTCCTCATCGCTCTTGTCAGGGAAATACTCATGCGCTTTCGCAAGCATCCCGCTGCTCATGGTCTTTTCCTTGCCCGGCATATTGGCACCGCCGTGCGCGGCCAGGTGTCCTTTGCTTTTTGCCGCATTGATGGCCGCCTGCCGTCCTGCCTCCGTGCCGTTCTGTACGGCCTTGCCATAGTTCAGCGCCTTGTAGGCGGTCACCATGTCAAGCCCGTTTTTCTGCACAAGCTCGACCATCTTGTCAAAATTTTCAAGCTTGGCAAGGTCTGCGGTGGTTTTCAGGCTCGGCTCAATTTTTTGCAGCGCGGCAAAGTCAGCATTGAACGCTGCCTGCGCCTCGTCGTTGACTCTTGCGGCTTTCAGCTCCTCCATCTCGGCTTTCAGCTGTGCCTTCTCCGGGTCGTTGTCGATAAGGCGCTGCAACGCGGCTCTCTGTTCCGCTGTCTGGTTCGCAGTAGCCTGATCAATCGCACGCTGACGGTCAAGCTTGTTCTGGGCGTCCAGTGCGGCGAAATAGTCCTGCATCGACTTGACAGGCGCGCCGGTCTCGGGGTTTTTGTACCCGGCAAATCTCTGTGCAAACTGTCTGTCCACACGCTGCTGCGCCTCTCGCTCGCTGCGCTGGCGGGCAATGGCCCAGACATTGTTGGGGATTTCCGGCTCTGTGGCAGTTTCCGTGTTTTGGGCGGCACTTTCCACTTCACTTTCCACAGTTTCCACATTTTCTGTCGGGTTGTCGTCAATCTGGTCGGCTACGCCAGCGGTCACGCCGTTTTCAAACTCGTCCATAGGTTCCTCCGCGTACAACGCCCGCCGGCTAAAAATTTGTATAAAAAAAGCGCCTACCCTTTCGGGTAGACGCTTCTTCTATCGTAATTCCCCTGCCTTCCCCCACGGGGGAAGGTGGCCAGCAGGCCGGATGAGGGCAAAGCAAATCTTACTCACCGTTTCCCTCGTCATTCACCGGGTAACTCACCCTCTGCACCGCTTTTCCCGGTGCCAGCTCCCCCACAACCTGCCCAAATCGCGGGCATTGCTTGCTTCGGCAGATAAATTTCAGCACTTCTGTGCTGGAATCCACGCGGCACTCCACGCCGCAAGTCGGGCATCTCAAAAAATCCCCTCCATTACCAAAATGTTGTTCTGCACCTTGCCTCCGTAATAACGGCAAATTCTATAACAGGGCTGCGCGTTCAACCAAAACTCGATCATGCAGGGTTCCCCCATTTCTCAATCAGCATTTTGCGGTCTTTCGGGCTGGCGTTTTTGTAATCCTCGTACATGTCCGCCGTCCACGGCCTCTTTCGTATATTCACAGGTTTTTTCGCCGGGCTTGTCCACCAAACGCAAAAATAGCGTAATGCGTCCGGGTAATGCGTCAAGCCGTGCGGGTTCTTCGCATACACATCGGGGTTTTTATCGTCCTTCTGTATCTTCGTCAGGCACGTCCACAACTCGCCCGGCTTGTAGAACGTCAGATACCCCTTCCCTGTTTTCTCGTCCTTACGCAGCCATTGTTTCATGGCCGCGCATCCTGCCGGAAAATCTCGGGAACTCTGCACCAGCGGCAATCCCGCCTCGCTGAATAGCTGTGCGCGGCTCTTGCCGCTCTCCTGACTTCGGTTCCACAGGTCAGGCGGTGCAAGATACATGTCTATCTCTTCCTCGGCAGAATCGCGCAAAATCAAATCTGCCGCTTCGCCTATCGTTTTGTTCGGCCCGCCGTCCACCCGGTACACCGTTGCATGGCCCTGCGTGTCAACAGCTATCCAAAGTGCCGCCAGCATATCAAGGCCATAGTCAATCGTCACATAGCGTCTTAGCGACCCTGTGGGCGGTGCATCGACCAAGTGGGTATCTTTGTCAAGCTCACTAAAGAAGCGCCCTCCGGGGGCGGAGAGCGCTTCTTCTTCAGTTGCAGGGTACTCCTGCATCGTTTTATCTTCGCCCAGTGCAGCAACAGTCTGTGCGTACCACTTCTCGCTGCGGCGCGGGTCTGTGCTCCACGGCAAAAACAGCTTTGCAAAACCGTTGCCGGGGTTTGTGTAGATTTCCTCAAACAGCGTGCCGAGTTTGATGGTTGACAGCCCGATAACCCGCCCGCCGAACGGTCGGTTGATAACCGGGTATGCAGCCTGCCAGATTTCCTCTGCGTACTGCTGGAACGCCCATTCGTCTATTACGATCAAGTCAGCGGTAAACGAACGGCCTGCCGCAGGGCTTGACGGGAACGCCTTAAACACGCTCTCCGGGCCGTCCGGCCACATCACGACCACCTGCATTGTGCTTTTGTAGAATACCGGCCCAGTCCAGCCTGCAACGCTGCCGCCCGGCGTGTCCACCTCTCGAATAAGCCCCGGCATGTACCGCAGTATCACCGCAAGGCGGCGCACAAGCTCTTTGGCCTCGTCCTCTGACCGACTCAAGCCAATCGCAGTACGGCCTGTGTTCAGCGCCACAAGCCGTGCTACCTCTGCCAGCGCCAGCCATGTAAAGCCCAACTGACGCGCTTTCAGCACGCAAACAAGCCGGTTTTCGGCAAACACGACAAGCGCTTTTTTTTGCCCGTCCCACAGCGTAAACGGCTGTATCAGCTCGTCTGCGTCTTTGTCCTCAATGTGGCAATATGTTTCGCAAAAATACACCGGGTCTTTCCTGCACGCCTCGCGCTCAAGTTCCCGCATCTCTTCCAGCGTCAACATATCACCCCGCTTTCAGCAAAAGCCTTGCGTGAAAAGCCAACCAATCAAAACGGATTGCAAAGTTCGGTACAGCATACACCATGTTGTCACGCAAAAACGAAAGCGACGGCAACAAAAAGAATGATTTCCCGTAAATCTCAAAATCGAACCTGCAATCCATTTCTCTACCTCAAAATTCCCCAAACCCGCCCTACCGGTCTCACCCGTTGCAGATAGCAAGTCCGCAACGCTTTTTTGATTCCCTGTATTGTCCGCACAGGGCTGGCGGGCGTCATTTGTATACCGCACAGTCCTGCGGTGTTCGGCAGTATTTATACCCGCGCCCCTATCCGCGGTTGAAGTTTTGTTTCGCACTTCACTGTGCGGGCAGAATTTTTCAGGCTCTCGAAGTCCCGTTGCGGTCTGCCATCGCGCCGCGCTCCTGATCGGCTTGCCGCTTTGCTTACAGCGTTCAGGTTATCTATCGCGTTTTGCCTGCGCCGGGCTTTCACCGGTGGGAATGACCCAACCTTTGCCCTCAGCCGGACTTGAACCGGCACACCAAGGCTCTTGCCATTGAGCTACAAGGGCATGTGCGGCTTGCCGTTTGCACGACCATTGTCATCATTTGTGAGGTATGCCGCGCACGCTCACACAGACTGGGCGCTACCCAGCCATCTGGCGCAGAACAGAGGACACGAACCCCAGCCGCCATCGGCAGCCAATCGGTTTAGCAAACCGTTCCCGCTCCTCGCGGGTTTATTCTGCAAATAAAAAAGCGCCCTGCCGTAGCAGAACGCTTTGTATTGTGGCCGCTGGGTCTTGAAGCGGACGGCCCTAGTCCCATAGTCAGAGGAGGTTTTCAAACTGACACCCGCGCCGTGAAACTCAAAATTTCAAAATTTTATTTTTTTAGGGAACCTATTCCATTTTGGAATGAAATCTCGCATAGGGGGGATGCCCTATTTTTGCTCCAATCGCGTAAGCGTCACGAATGATTCTTTTCAAAAGCTCTTCTATGGTGTAGTCATCGTACCACGCAGGACCTCGTTCTCCAACTGGTCCGTTGTTGTCGGCGTTGTATTTTTGCCGCTCCATTGCTCACACCTCTTAAATTTTATTTTTGAATGCGCTGGGGGAACTAACATATTCGTACCGGGCCGCGCTACCTATGAGCCCCGCCCTCCCCTTTATAGGGGGTACCCCCTGCCCTGCTGTCGCCTGCCCTTTTTCGGCAGACCGCCACAAAAAAATACCCCCGCCCGTCCTTCTTCATCTACAGCCCGTCCATGATTTCCGCCTACTACTGGCCACTATTTCGCTAAATACTTATTTAGCGAAACACGAAATCACGTATTATCGTTCTTTTGTAGCCGCTTCTGGATATTCTGCATCAATTCTCTATCCGCATCGGTCACGGCCTCGGCTGAAATTTCCATCTGGTCAGCCGGCTTATCCCCCGCAGAATCGCGGAACGCCACGAACGCCTTCACGTTCCCGGCCATCGCCTGGACTGCCTGCGCGGCTGCCATCGCCTCATATATTGTACACGGCTTCCCGGTCTGCTCTGATATCTGCGCTGCTATCTCCTGCGCCGTCTCATCGTTCAACGCGTTGGTGCTGGACAACCGCAGTTCTCCGATTCCCTGGCATATCTCCTTTAACGTTCGGCGCTGTCTCTGTTTTTCGGTTCCCTTCTGCTGGCCGTTCCTTGCCATCTTCCGGAGTTCTTCGGGTTCCACTTCATCGAATGTTCGGCACGGCCTGAGGTTTGCCAAGCTGTTCGGATTCATCTTTCGACCTGCTGCGCTGATCAGTTCCCCGCGCTCTGCCTGCTGCCTTGCTCGCTCAACACCCTGCTGTGCCTTGCTCATCTGCTGGACGGCCTGCGCCGCCTTCTTCTCTGCCATGTTGCCGCCCTCCTTTTATAGCAACAAAAAAGCGCCCAGCGGTAAAGCTGGACGCCTGAAGCCTAATTTTCGCGTTGATACGTTAAAACTGTATAATGAGTGAGCCCCGCCGCGGAAGCTCGCTTCCTCGCGGGGTTCACTCATTATACACATTTTACTACTTTAGTGCGATTTTGTCAAGGGTTTTTCGGTTTATCGTGATTTTCTCGCTGCATCCTCTCGGAACATGCCTGCATAATGTATCCTTGCACACTCTGCCCGGCTGCTGCTGCTGCCTGCCGCACTGCTGCGCCGTCCTCCTTGCTGGGCCGGATTGTGATACTATCCCGGCTGCGATTGTACCTGACATTTGCCTGTATCTGTGCTTGTGATGCCATGTTGTCGCCTCCTCTTATATAGTACTACCATCATACCACACCGCGCCCAATACGTCAACGTGTACAAGATGCACAAAACACGTAGACGTTTGCTGTGTAGTCCTACAAACTACACGTCTACGTATTGACAACATACACGTAGACGGATATAATAAAGCCATCGAAACAAAGAGCAGCCGCCCAGCGGCCCCACAGGAGGAAACAACATGACTACCACCTATAAAACCTATAAATGGTTTAACCCCCGCCCCTGCACCATCACCGAAGGCACCGCGATGTATAGAGACCTCGCCAGCAAGCACCACCCCGACCACGGCGGCAGCGTCACCGACATGCAGGAGATCAACGCCGAGTGGGACGAGCTGAAGCCAACACTTCCCCGCTTCTGCAGTGAGCAGGCCAAGCAAGGCCGCCAGCAGTACCAGCAGACCAGAGCGGCAGAGGATGCCGCCAAGACCGCGCAGGATGCAGAGGCCGTCAAGATGGCCGCCGAACTGGCAAAGATGCCTGGCCTGCAATTTGATGTTGTGGGTTCCTGGATTTGGGCAGACTGCAACCACCGTTATAATAAGCAGCTCGAGGCTCTCGGGTTCCGTTGGAGTAAGAACCGCTGCAAATACTACTGGCACCCGGCAGGCGACAGCAGCCGCCGCAATCGCCGCGCATCCTATGAAGAAATCTACCAGAAGTACAACGGCACCAGCTACCAGACCCGCAGCCGCGAAACCATCTCCGCCTGATACCTTGAGCCGCCGCACAGTAAAGCGACGGCATCCCACTACTAAAAAAGAAAAGGAGCAACAAGCAATGACTAGAAAACAGATTTTAGAATGGTGCGAGGAGCGCGTGGCACTGCCGTTTTCTTATGAAGACGGCGGTTATAACTTGACAAGTTCCTACTACGTCCGCGAATGGCCGAACGGTGACCGCTACGAGTACCGCAGCACCCAGGACCGCAACACCAACATCGAGACGATCACCGTAAAAATTAACGGTGAAACCGTCTTGACTGATACCTCTAAATGCTGAAAGGAGCAGTCAACCATGAAAACCCTACACCACACCGAAACCACCTGGCAGGGCCGCAAGATCATCATAGACGCGGCAGACCTCACCGCCGAATGTGGCTATATCGAAGTTGTGGCCATGTACCCCGATGGCCTGGAAATCGAGTGCTACCGCACTCACGACCCGGAGGACGCCCGCCTGATGTTCAACCACTACTGCGACCTGGCCGCTGACCGGCCCACCGCCGACACCTACACCCGCGACGACTGGCACCGAGACGGAACGCTGCGCCCGCGCAAGGGTCAGGCAATCACGTCGGAAGTTTACAACGAGATGTTAAACCGCGCCCCGACTTGCAAGCTGCCCCGCGACCTTCGTGGCGACTGGCAACGTGGCTATGTGATGACGGAGCCTTATAGCCAAGACGAGGCCGGCAACCTCTTGTATATGGCCTTCGTCGCCGACGGCCTGCGGCACTTCTATTATGGGCTTGTACGCCTCTGAAACTCTCGCAGGGCTGCACAGAATAAAGCAGCCCCGCCCCATATCCCAAGACAGAAAAGGAGCTAATAACATGATCACCGGAATTAAAAGCATCGACCACCGCGCCGCCACTCGCACCCTGTATGAACTGGAAGGCACCACACCACGCGGCGAGCGCATCGGCGTGGAGTTTACCGCCTGCACCAACGACGGCAGCAAGCACAGCCTCTGCCAAATCTGGCACAAGGCAGGATATACCCCTTCCCCTCTGCCCTCTTACTGGGTTGTTGATGTGTACGCCACAGACGCCGCCGGATGTTGGGGCCGCTACAACCCCACCGAGAAGCGCCACCCCACCGAGCCGCGAATGGTTCTTGACTTCGACTGGGTTCTTCCCGCCACGCCTGCCAACCGTCACAAGATTCTTGCCGAGATCATCCGCCGCGCAAACAAGGAGGCCTAACCCATGAAGAAAGCATTTGTCGCCATCATCATCGCCGCCGCGCTGGCGGCGTCCTTCGCCGCCGGATGCCGTGCCACCATGTTGAGCGCTCGCCTTGTCTCCGCCTCAGACAGCGCCCGCCTGCATCCGTCCTATGTGATCTCCTACCGCTTCGGCCCTCTTTGGTTTAATGAAATCTACGATTGAATAGCTGCAAGCCATCGCTGATTTATTCGTTTGAAATGTCGTATTCGTGTCGTATAAAGCCGCATTATCAGCTATACATCGAACATATAAACAGGTTCAAATCCTGTTAGCCGCACCATTTCAAAAAGAGCATATCTACGAGTCATGAACGTAGATGCGCTCTTTTTCTACGTCTTGCAATGTCTCCATATGTTCAAGTATGTTATTTTTCGCGTCGTAAAACCGTCGTAAACGCTTTTATTTTTTCAAGATGTCGTAAAAGTGTCGTAAAAAAACAGCCCGATTGCACCATGCAACCGGGCTTCAATTATATCGTTTTATCGCTTATAAATTTTTCAAGTGCCGCTCCTGCTGTATCGAGCTGGCGTTCCCGTATATGTGTATATACTCGCCGTGTTGTCGTAATGTCAGCATGCCCCATAAGGCGTTGTGCTTCCAGCTCGCCTATTCCTGCTTCATACAGCATCGAGGCGTACTCGTGCCGGAACTGGTGCGCCGTGACATCTGCTTTCCACACCTTCACCGCGGTTTCGTACACCTTGCCCCGGTGCTTGTTTTTCCGGACCTGTACGGTATAATGTGCCATGCCCACATCCTTGCAATAATAAGCCCATCTGCGCTGATATGCTGTGCCTGTCAGCGGCTTTTCGCCGCCCAGTATAAAATCACTATCTGCCCCGCGCAGCGGTTCCAGCACGCCCCGCAGCGGCGACAGCAGCGGCACGGCACGCACGCCGCTTGCTGTCTTGGGCATCTGCACTATCGGCTTATTATGCACCCACGCCACTTCTTTACTTATGCTGATTCTGTTTTTCTCAAAATCCACATCCTGCCATTGCAGCGCCAGCACCTCACCCAAACGGCAGCCCGTATACATAAACAGCCAAGCACACAGCCCGAACCCCTCCGGGTGTGCCTTGATCGTTTCCAACTGCTCCACCGTCGGCGGCTCCCTGCGCTCTTTTTTCATTCCTCGCGGCAAATCCGTAACTGTCACCGGGTTGTATGTTTCGCCATCTCTCACGCACCAAAACTTGAACACACAGGACAACACGCTCCGGGCGTTGCTTGCCGTCTTTCCTGCATAGCCTGCGGCCTTGAATTTCTCTCCCCACAGCGACACCAGCGCGGGCGTTATCTCCTTCATGCGGTACCCGCTAAACTCTTCCAGCGCTGCCTTGTAGCTTCCCTTGTAGGCTCTTTCCGCACCGGTCTTGATATTTTTTGAATGGGTCTCCCACCATTCACCGGCCACATCCTCAAATAGCGGGCCGTTCTCTTTCACCGCTTCCCGCTGGCGTTCGTACTCGTCAATTTTTGCGGCGACCTCTTTCGCGGTCTTGCCGTAAAAGTGTACCCGTTTGCCGTCATAGGTTTTTGTTTTCTCAATCAGCCCATCGGCCCGCGCTTTTGCTCTTGCCATGTTGACACCCTCCTAAAATCGCTATATACTAAAAGATGCCAGCTTAACGCTGACACCCTTTGCCCTTGTCGGTGCTCGACCCACCGGCAGGGGCTTTTTTATTGTGGCTCAAAATCCCATGTTACTTCAAACTTTGCTTCATTTCCGGAATACCTTCCGCTTGTTTCATACACATAAACATCTTCTGTTACGGTAAATCCGGTCTCAAAATCTCCATCTTCGATTGTAACATATCCGTCCAAGCTTCCGACGTCCGGCACACTGTCATCTTCTGTTATTTCTGCATACAGTGATACATCATCGCCAACGCTGCAATTTACCGTTGCTGGTAATTGTTTGTCACCTGCTTCAAAATAATACCACCAATCGTTGCCAACATGATTATTATAAACCATAGTGGCTGATGCAGTAACTTTAAATGTGCCGGAGGTCTTTTTTGTTGTTGGCTTCGGCGTTGCGGTTGGCCGTGCTGTTGGTCTCGGCGTTGCTGTCGTTCTGGTTTCTGTGCTATCCTCGCTCACCGCAGCAGTCGCTGTTGTGTCATAGCTTCTGCTATGTGGTGTGCTGTTCCACCACCACACAAAGCAGCAAAGCAATGCAAGCACCGCCACCGCTGTGCCTAAATACTTGTTCGCATCGTCTTTTGTCTCTGCCGGCTTCGGCGGCTGGCTTTTTGCCGTTGGCTGTAGCCGTTCGCATGTCACGCCGTTTTCGTAGCATTTCGGACACGCCCGCACATGGCCCGTGTGCTGTGCCTGTTCAATCGTGCCGCACTGCACCGTTTTTGCATTTTCGATTTCCGGGCAGTGCTGATTTGTGTGTACATAGTCGTCATTTTGGTCTGTGCGCCAAAATACAAGTTGTTTGGGCATACAGCGTCACCTTTGTTCAATCTGCTAAATCCCCGCGCCGTTTTGCGCTTTTTCGCGCTGGCTCTCCCCTATACTGTAAATATCAACTACATTATAAGGGAGGTTTCCACAATGTCCGTTATCATTCGCCCGCAGCTGCCGCCAAAGCATGGCCGCAGGAAGCGTCCCAAAAATCGGATTGTAAAACGTTCCAGCACGTTTTTGTGCAATTTACTGCTTGAATTACAACCATAAGTAGTGTATAGTTGTTTTCATAAACAACAGCTACATAATATAAAGGAGAACGACCATGCAGGAAATCAGCGATCAGGAATTTGTCGCCATGCTTCATCAGCTGCCGGACAAGGCAGCCTACATCAATTATTTAAAAGCCCTCGCAGCATCGCCAGACCCGCCGCCCGTTTCTCCGGCGGTAGCTGGTGCATGATGTCCAGCGCCTCTTTATCAAGTTCATCCACCCCATCAGCGGCAACGCTGGTGGGGTTTTCTTTTTCTGTGTTTAAAAGGTAGTCAACGGTCACGCCGAAGTAATCAGCTAGCTTTAACAAGACAGTCTGCCTTGGATTTGCCCCGTTTTTCCACCCCGTTACCGTGCCAGTGGATTTTACACCGACCTCTGCCGCAACGGTATTAGGGTATTTTCCTGCTTGGTTACACAAGCGCACAAAGTTATCCCAAAACATACAAATGCTTACACCTCATTTTGTGCAATCCGCTGAAACTAATGAAACTAATGCGTAGCTATTGCAAAACTAATGTAGATGAGATATAATCATAGTATACAAACAAGCAAAGCAAAAGCTAAGCCCCATGTTTCAGCGGCTTACCAATGATTTCTGACAACTTCATTATAACTTTGGCTCTCTTGTTTGTCAATGAGATTATCTCATTATTTCATATCGGGAGGTGAGATTTATGGCATTTGCACAGGCCCGCCAGAAAGCAGGTCTTTCCCAAGCGCAGGTAGCAAAGGAACTCGGTGTTGACCAGTCGGCTGTATGCCGCTGGGAAACCGGCGAGAACATGCCCCGTGCCGCATCGCTCGTCCTTATGGCCAAGCTCTACGGCTGCACCGTAGACGAACTTTTAAGAAAGGAGTAACCCACATGCAGGTAATAAACCTTATTGGCCTTTCTGAGGACGATTTCTTAGCCTGCGCCGAAGATGGGCTCAAACGTAAAATCGAGCGTCATCAAAAGCTTATGCTAACAGCGGCATCACTTTGTATATCGTCCGCGGAAGAGTACAAAAAACAGTGCCAAAAGGACGAGCTTCATGAAGCCCAGCTGACAGGCGCTCTCCATCAAGTTCAAATGCGGCGCTATGACCTTAAATACGGTTATCCAGACTCAATGATAGTAAAGGAGGTTCCCCATGCCCCGCGAAAAACCCCTCTACCGTGACACCCTTGTCACCGTCCGTGCCCGCGCTGCCGAGCTTTACCCCGGCGAGATTCTTTTCGGCCCTGGAAAGGTCGCAAAGATTCTTGGCCGCTCCCGCGGCTGGGTCTGGATGCATTACGGCAGCATCCGCAACATGACCTGCGAACAAATCGCAAGCCTTATATGCTAAAACAAAAAAACGCCGCTGCGGTATCAGCACTACAACAGCGGCACGAACGAAGGAGTATACCTATGAACAAACTATCGAATGACACTATCCAAGCCTCCCAGATGAACCAGCAAGCCAAAAAGATTTTATCGCCAAAAGAGGCCGCCAAGTATCTCGGCATCTCCGAACCGCTGATGTACGAGCTTTGCCGCCGTAAAGATTTTCCGGGAATCAGAATAACAAAGCGCCGTATTATTATCCCCGTTGCAAGCCTTGATGCATGGCTTGCGAACCAAGTCAATGAAAGGACGAGTAAAAAATGACCAAAACAAAAACGCCGCCCCGGTGCACCACCACCGGAACGGCAAAAAAACAGAGCATCGCAAAAAGCTCTACCTGTATTCTATCACTTACCCGCGCCGCCGTCAAGCTGGCCGCCACCGCAGATTTGGTGCTGCTCCTGGCTGCGCTCGGTTCTCTCAACGTCCCCGGCATCGTCTGCACTGTGTTGGCCATCAACGCCCTGTGCGGGCTACTTTTAAAGCAGGAGGTATCTAACCATGAAAATGTATAAAGGCTTTGATAAAGACCTGAAATGCCGTGATTTTCAGTACGAAATCGGCAAGACCTACGAGGAACCCACCGCCGAACTGTGCGAGAAAGGCTTCCACGCCTGCGAGTACCCGTTGGATGTATTTAGATACTACTCCCCCGGAAACATGAGCCGCTACTGTGAGGTTGATTTGGACGATGTGAGCGATAAAAAAAGCAACGAAGATAGCAAGCGCTGCGGCAAAAAGATTGCTGTGAAAGCAGAAATCGGCATTGCTGGGCTTGTAAAAGCTGCCATTGAGTACACGATGGAGAAAGCCATCCCGGAAAACTCCGAACATGCTACAGGCGATTATGGCGCGGCATCTGCTACAGGCGATTATGGCGCGGCATCTGCTACAGGCTGGCGGGGCGCGGCATCTGCTACAGGCGATTATGGCGTGGCATCTGCTACAGGCGATTATGGCGTGGCATCTGCTACAGGCTGGCAGGGCGCGGCATCTGCTACAGGCGGTTATGGCGTGGCATCTGCTACAGGCAGGCGGGGCGCGGCATCTGCTACAGGCTGGCGGGGCGTGGCATCTGCTACAGGCAGTTATGGCGTGGCATCTGCTACAGGCTGGCGGGGCGCGGCATCTGCTACAGGCGATTATGGCGTGGCATCTGCTACAGGCGATTATGGCGTGGCATCTGCTACAGGCTGGCAGGGCGCGGCATCTGCTACAGGCGGTTATGGCGTGGCATCTGCTACAGGCAGGCGGGGCGCGGCATCTGCTACAGGCTGGCGGGGCGTGGCATCTGCTACAGGCAGTTATGGCGTGGCATCTGCTACAGGCTGGCGGGGCGCGGCATCTGCTACAGGCGATTATGGCGTGGCATCTGCTACAGGCGATTATGGCGCGGCATCTGCTACAGGCGGGCGGGGCGCGGCATCTGCTACAGGCGGGCGGGGCGCGGCATCTGCTACAGGCG